GCCCTGCAGATATCTAGGGCTAGCGTAGTGTTTAACAGTAAGTCTAGTAGCACTCGGTTATATTGCGGTGTCTCTGCTACGTTAATACGTTCTCGAAGTTCCGCCACCGATGCTAGTAACATACGTTCACCCCATTAGTTAAACTTCTACCGCGTCGTCTGCGTCGCCTTTGCCTTCAGCGTCGTTACGATCCATTGTGTTCTGTGTGCCAAAATCGGCCTCTTGAACGTCCGGCGCTTTAGCGTCTGTATCAACTTCAATGAAAGACGGCACACCGTTGATCTCATCTTGCAGATACTTGCGCGCTGTGTTGTCGTTGAACTTGTGTTTATCACCCGCTTTAAACTTGCGGTTGTTTAGTGAATAAACTTTAAGCTTTGATTGAGGGTTAAGCATGATTGTTTTCATGGTCATTACTCCGAGTAAATTAGTTTGTCTAAATTAGGTTCAAAAAATGGCGGGGATTGTAGCCCCCGCCCGTGCAATCAATGTCAAATTAAGAAGCGATATTGATGTACTTAACGTTCGCCATTTCGTCTTCGATTTGAACATCAATACGCGCAGTTAGAACGATGATGAACTCACGGGTGCGAATGTTTTTCTCATACTCGATCGAAATTTCGCGCTGAATGCCCATGATAAGGTTTTGCGGGTTAGTTAGCAAACCCTGAGTTTCAGGCATTAGCGGCACGCCTGCTACAGGGACACCCGATCCGAAGTTACCTTCTAGAGTTTGGAAACGGCTATCACCTAGTGACGTTTCACGGCTCGCTAGCTTATCGCTGTACTCAACGTTTTGCGCAACGCTCACGAAATGACGCATAGCGCCTAAGTTGCGGTGGAAACGAGACGGCAGCGTTTTAACACCGTTCTTGAACATTGTTTTGCTAATGTCCGCGTTTTGGTTGTTTACTACGTGTGAGGTAGTACGCTTTAGCCAACCATCTAGTAGGCCTAGGTAAGCATCTGTACCCGCTACCGCAGTGTCACCACGGATCGCTAGTTCTTCTAGGTCAGTCGCCGCACGTTCAGCGATTAGACGCAGGATAAGATCCGTAAACGCACCTGTTGGGCGGTCGCCGTTCGGGTTGATATCACCGCGTGAAATGTTGTCTTCGATAGTCTTGTAAGGGAGGCGAACCTCTGCCATTACTTCTTTAGTGTCTAGCGTGATTTTCGAAGTCTGCGGGCGGCTACGTAGGTTATCAGCTAGAGCCGTGCCGTCTTGCGGTGCTGCCTGAAGGATACGAGAACCGAAACCAATACGGTTGATCTCTTGCTTCGGCGAGTTCATGGCGATAATACGCGCTTGGTTTAGGATCGTTGGTTGGTCGATCAGGTCTTCGATGAAACGATCAGACTGTGCCGTAGACAAGTAACCACCGTTATCAATTAGTTGTTGTAACGTGAGGTCGGCTTTTTGAATGATGTTTTCAGCTTTAGTAGGTTGTGACATGGGTTTTTCCTCTTCTTGATCAAGTCAAAATTGGTTAATTGAGAGTATTATTAATTAATGTTGTTGAATGTGCAACTAATTAGACGTACTCAATGTTACGATTGCGACGGTCTACGTGTTCAGGGTCGTAGTTATCATCTTGTTTCTGTGCGTCTGTGCGGCCGTTGTCTGTGTCAATAACCACGCTTGACGCGCTTTCTTTTGCTGCCTGCGCTTTTTCTTCAGCTTTCTGTGCATTCTCGCTAACCTGTGCGATCTGCTCGCCCTGCTCGGTTACGGTGTTTTTAACGGTGCCGATCTCTTCTTTCAGGCCGTTAACGCTTTCGTTGAGAGTTTGCATAGTAGAGCCAAACGAAGACATTTGATCTAGAATTTGCTGTAGCTGCTCGTTACCTTCGTTCTTCTGTTCGGTGCCTTCTGCTACGGCTTCGCCTTCACCTTCTGCGGCTGCTTCTTCAGCTTTCATACGGTCGCACGCTTCAGGGTCGTATTCTGGCGAGTCAGGATCACACACAGCGCCTTGTTTCTGCGCTTCGTCTTCACCTTCGCTTTCACCTTTAGCGGCTTCGCCTTGGCCTTCGCCTTCGGTAACTAGCTCGCCTTCTACCGCTTCGCCGTCGCCTTCACCTTTAGACGCTTCGGCCTGTGTTGTCTCTGCGTCGTCTTGGTTAACTACTGGTTGTAGTTTTTCCATTTTGAAAGCTTCAGTAGGTACGGTTTGAAGTAGTGAAACCATGTAAGTGTTGAACTCATCTAGAAGAGTTTGCGCGCGTTCTAGGGGTGGTGTGCCCGGTTCCGCAGTTTCTAGAATGTCAAACATTGCATCAAATAGCACGTTCATAGCTGCGCGAATGTTTGAATAGAAACCGTAAGACACTACAGAACCCGCAAAACCCTGTTCAGGGTCAAAGCCAAAGTCGCTAAGTTGCTTTTGTGCTGTATCAACAACTACGGCCGGGCTTTCATCTGTAGAACCTTTAAGGATCATAGCACCCTCTAGGCTTGCTTCTTCTTTGTAGGAAACGAACTTAACGCCTTCTGTGTCTGTGTCCAGTACAAAAATTTCGTTATCTTCGCTCTTAAGAGCCTGCGCGTAACCTTCTGCGCTTGCTTCCGGTACTAGAACACCTAAAACGCTTGGCTCTTGTGGTGTCTTATCTTCTGATTTGCGTAGAAATAAACGCTCTAAATTTAGCATGTTTTTGCCCTCATTTTTTAACATACGAATAGGTAAACGGTTTGCTCCGCGATCTACCATACTAATAAAAGTCGCTTCGGCGTTCTTCAGGGAACGCGCAGTAACTTTAACAACTCGTGATTCCGGCATTGGTTAATTATCCTCGTTGACTAAAATAACTTTGCCTGTAGCACTTAGTAACTGTGCATAATCAAAAACGTGCGTGTGCCCGTCTTCGCTCGGTTCCGTTGCGGTGCCTCGTAAAATTTGGTGCATGTGTCCGTTAACAACGTCGGTATAGCCACCAATAAAACGCCCGTCATTATCAAAACGTGCGTAAAACGTGTGCCTGTGTCCTTGTGTTTCTTCGGTCATGCCTTGGACAACTTCGGGGATTTCGATCTCGTACTCTACGTTTTCGTATTCAAACATAAAGTCTAGAGATAAACCTTTATAGTCGCCTGCTTTCACTTGCTCCCACAATGAAACGTCTACTACGTGAATACCAACAACCCACGAACCCGGTATAAAAATAGTATCGTCTTCGCGTGCAATAAAGCTTTCAACAACGTAAGAGCCGTTTCTCTCGCGATCGTGCTGTGTGTCCACACAAGACATATCGCCGCGAATCATCCAACGATACGCCATTGCGCGGATCTCTTCTGCCGTCATTACATCGCCGTCAGCGTCAGGGATTACTACAGGGGCGTAAGCTTCCGCGTATAAAATGCGGAGTTCGTCGTCAGTTCTTTTTACTCTTAGTTGCATTTGTTAGCCTTTGCAGTTGATTGCACGAGTTTATTTATAAACGAATACTCGACCTTTTGCAAAGTTAATAAGCTTTTTGTTAATAAAAAAGGGCGCTAACTGCGCCCCTTTGTGATTGGTGTTCGGTCTAGTAAATGCTTTGAAAGATCGTTACGTGTACTTCTTCCGCCCCTGCCGGGAACGAGTTTAAAGAAATATCGACGGATTCGAAAAACTCATTTTCAATTGTTGCGGCCGTAGGGCTGTTAACGTTAACCGTTGCGGCGGTTCGACCGTTTCCGCTTGGATTACCTACGGGGCGAAAGTTCAAGGTAACTACAGAAGAACCGCCTGAAATAGTAATAGCGTCGCCGCTAGAGTCGAAGGCCTGCACAGAATACTGTGTAGTCTTCATTTCTTCGATCAGCGTCTTGTCGTCCGTTAGGCTAGAGGCCGTTAAAACCGCCGTATACTTTTGATGTTTATCACCCATTATAAGATCCTCGTTGGTGTTTGATATTAATTGCAAATGTAACTATACCTGATCACGCCCCTTGTAGTAAAACGCGGGGCGCTAGGTTTTATCTAGGCTCTTGCTGTGGTGCGGGTGGTAAAGTTAGAGCCTGTATATTCTCGTATAAAAACGCGCCTATATCTGAATATGTTATATTAGCGTTCGTACTAGACATAGGTAAATAAATAAGATCCGCTAAAGTTATTTGCCCCGTCTCTTCGTCTATCCCCTCGCGCACCAAGTTATTGTATCCGTGAGATCTTATAGGGCTTGGCGCGTCGTTGGCCTGACTAAAGCGGGATATCAATTGTCTATATGTTATTAATGTTATTTCTTCTAGGTCGGTGCCTGAAGAGTCGGTAACGGTTCCCAATATGCTGAAAGGGGCGGACAGCGTAACACTAGTTGACGCGCTACCCACGTTTTCGGTTCTAGTCTCATTTTCTAAATCGTATATGAGCCTTATTTTAGTTATGGTTTGCCCTGCCGGGGCGTTATCCAAGAATAAAGGCGTACTATCTAAATCAAATGTAAAATTGTAGTTACCATACTGCCCACTATAGACGGACATAATACCACTTAGACTAAAACTCACACCTCTAGGCGCGGGAACTCGCTCCAAATGATATTGCCCGTTTCGATTTGCCACCGCAAATAAGTTTACAGTTAACCCCCCGTTATTGAGGGGTAAAATATCATATCGTACTCTACGGCTGTTTAACGGGGCGGATCTAAAGGTTGCGTCGTTATCGTCTGGGTAGAAAAAAGAGGCTTGGATCTGTGCGTTACCATTTATAGAAGTACCCCTAGCCACGTTTAAGGCATTGTAGTTTATAGGTGGTGTAAATAGCATAGATCCAGTAGTCAAGGAGTTGTGGATCTGTAGTTGTCTATTATATTTCGCGACCCAAGTAGACTCGGCGAAATCCCCTACAGTGCTATGCACGGGTGATGAAACATCATCGACTTGTAGCTCATAACCGCTTCGTCTAGGTGGATCGTTCTGGTCGAAAACCCATGTAAACCATGCGCGATCTTGGACACCTGTTACATAATTACTAGGTATCTCTACGGTCGGACGTTCCCAAACTAAAGAGTTATAAGAGGTGGTAGGCATATCAATGCTTAAAGTGTATTCAGAAAGATCAACATTAGGTGCGAACAGTTCCGGGGGAAGTAGAAGAGTAATAGCCCCGTTAATAGTACAGGCGAATAAAGGTTCGTCTCTATTTTCGTATACATATTCTAGAACCGGAGTTCCCAACGCTACGTTTTGTATTCTTAGAACCCTGTTAGTAGGTGTGTGCGTTATATAAACAATTGAAGAACCTACGGCGGGGGTTAGTACACCTTCGCGTAAAGGGTAGGTGTTTTCAGCTAACAAACGAGAATTACCCGTGCCCGGCCTTTGTATAGTGAAATCTAATTCCGTCTGTATGGCAGGGATACCCTGACCTAAGTCCTCGGCGGGGTCTAGGGGTGTGATCGTTGGTATTCGATCCATTCTAAAATTGTAGGTATATAACGTTTGTAGGTTCCTCGTAGGGTCGAAAACGTCAGTAAGGTAATAGTTTCTATTAAATCTATAAGTAGCCGTTACTCTAAACGTACTCCATTGCACAAACTCACTAGAGGGCGTAGCTTGCAAAAACCGTTCAGGGTTTGGATCATCTGGGTATAGGCTTAAATTCTGGGCTGAAAAACCCATAGAACTAGTATAGTTTATCCCTATTTCAACCGGGAAAGCCGATTCTAGTTCATCTTGCACCTCGGGCGGCGTTTCTATACTTACTCGTGATACTTGAGTAACAAACCGACGTGTCTGTACTTCGATAGAGCTTGACTGCCCAAATGCTCCGGTTAGAAAAGTGGAGTTACTAGCAAAGGTAGTACCGGGTAAATATGGCGTCCATTGAAAAGTTTCTATACTTACGATTCTTTGTAAAAACCCTTCAAAAATGGCTTCGGCTACTGGTTTTAATTTGAACATTGTTGATCTCTTTCTAATCGTTTACGTCGTCTTACCATTCGGTTAAGGTCTTGCGCTTGTCTCTCCGCGCAGTGTGGGCACTGGTTGTAATCGTTGCGTTTTAGAACCGCTTTAAACTCTGTGAGTAGGTTAGAACGTTCTATACGCTTGATCACTAGCTCCGGGTCTTTGCCCTGCATTATACCGCTATTGTATTTAGCCTCGCATTTTATAGCCTCGACTAGTGCGGAAATATCAACGGCAAAACCTACGCGAATAACTAGTGATAGAATTAGGGCGTTTTCGGCTTCTTTGTTCTTCTTGCAGCGCCAACGTAGATCGTTTTCTTGCTTCTTGTGTATGCTTCGGTTTAAGCAGTGGCCGCGCACTACTGTACAGTTACCACCGGGAGAAACCCAAATAAGACCCCACTGTGTGCCTACTAGGTCTTCTTCTTTTATCACGTCTTTAGGACAGATATAATAACGGAAATCGCCCATACCCTGATCAGGGTCGTTTCTAAACTCTTTTCGCTTATCGGCTAGAAAGTCTGAACGCGAGGCCTTAGCCTCTAGAACGATTGTTTCACCGCTTGAATGTAGGCCGAAAACGTCCGGGTGTTCTTTTACGGACTGACAACCGATCTCGGTGAATGCTAGGTGCATGTTTCCGCCTTTGGCACTAGGCGCACGTAACACCCATTTGCGGCCGATCTCGCATAGCTTTGAATGCAGATCTTTAGGCTCCGGCCTTGGCAACGGCGCGGGCTTCTTCTCCTTTCCTTTGATGGTATAACCCATAAGGTGATCCCCTGTGCAATTAATATCAAAATCAGTATAACAGATAAAATAAAGCCCCACTAAGGGGGCTAGTCTATATCGTTTAATCTTGTCGGCCTGCTTTGGCACGCTGCGCAAGTCATACCGAAAAACTTTAGCCTTTGAAACTCGTTAAAGTCGTCTAGGGGTTTGAACGTATTACATAGAGTGCATTTATATGTTCTGTTGCCCTTGTCGTCTTTAGCTATGTTCTGGTTAGATTCACATAGGCTTTCACGAGTATCATTAAATCGGTTGTGCGCTTTGTGGTACGCGATTAGATCCGCGTTGCTTTGCTTCTCTAGTCGTTGCCTTCTGCGCCCGGCCATTAGTACAACCAACCGGGATCTTTATCGTAAGAACAATCTACGCGCGTTTCGTCTGTTAGTTCTCCCGAAGCTGAAAAGGTGTTACACATAAATACTACAGGGTCGGCGCAAATACGCGAGACGTTAATGTGTTCTCCTGAAGGGTCGCCGATCTTGTACTCGTTCTTTTTAACCATAGTGATTTTAGAAAGGTCTAGGTTGTCTGTGTGCTGCTTTGCTACGTACTCCATAACAAAGTTAGGTAGCATATCAAACTTACCATCTAGATAGGCTAGGGCGAGTCGTCCGGGCTTTTCTACGTCTTCGTTGAAACGGTGATAGAACGACGCGCAACGGATCACAGCTTTACGGCCTTCTAGCACTAGCTGATCAGGGCTAAGATTTAGGCGGATACATGCCGCGCTCATAATTTCTATGTTGGTGCCGTTGAATTGTCGGCCAACGTGTGAAACATCTAGATCCGGTTTGAAGCCTACGGCCACGTTAGCGATCTTTAGTACATTTTCCGCATTGATTTTCATGGTGTGTTTCCTTATGCCGAGTTTTTCGGCGTGTGATTTTTTACGATCCACCTTGCAACGTCCGAGGCGTAAACCTCGACTAAGTGGCTAGATGAAAATTCGCGTAGTTTACGTTTACCCGTACTTTTTCGGGTCTTGTATAACTCGAAGGTAAAATAGAAGTGGCGGCAGACCTTAGCAATACCTAGCACGCGCCCGGTGCGGTCTGTAACTGTGACGGTTAGCTCAACCAATGAGGCAACATATTTAAACTTAACGTTAAATTGCTGTCCGTTGTTGAGTATCATCTTTTGCCATTCCTTAGCCCGTGCCATAGTGCCCCCACTAAAAAAGTTAAGTACCATTGTTTAAGTTGGTTTGTTAGCTAATCATAGGCGTTTTAAATGTTTTGTAAAGCGGTTTAAGGGATATCTGCAGAGC